TCTTCAGGGTCGTGCCGATCTGGGCCTTGTCGCCGATGCGCTCGCCGGACGCATTCAGCTTTTCGATGATACCCCACTCGGCCCTCTCATCCAGACTCAGATCCTCGATCATGCTGGCAAGGTAGAGATAGCCAATTTCGGATGTGTAGACGATTATGTTAGTACGCTTGCGCCTGATGGTGCTCCGAAGCTCCTCGATGATTACCCCAAGACGCTTAGTGAAATCGATAGTGCCTGTAATCGCGGTAGGAGCCGGGCTAAAGGCATCCTTGATAACCTCTGGGGCATTATCCACAGCCCAGAGAAGGTATTGGAGACCCTTGAGGTAAGTGTTGACCACGTTGCGGCCACTGGCCTTCGCATCCTTCAGGGTGCCTCGCGTAGCTTCCACGGCATTCTCCCACTCGGCAACGACGCCCGCGATGCTCGCCTTGCGGGTATCATCATAATACCGACAGATTGCGAGGAGTGCGTCTGCTCCAGTGGTGCCCGTCGAGACCAGCTTACTCGACATGACTCGGAAGTCCTCGGTCATTCTCTCGGCAACGAGCTTGCCCGTGACCTTGGCTTTCTGCGAGAACCCACCAGCCACGGCGCAGATTGCACCTGTGACCTTTGCGAGCCCGGTAAACAAGACTAATGCTGACATAACGAATACTCCTTGGGCGTCTTTTTCGCCCCTTTCGTAGGCTGGTCGCGCATCTGCAACCTTGTCACTACGATATACGACTGGAACGATCCTGATCACCAGTGCAATCAAGGTGGTGTACGGATCTTTAGTAAACGACTCGGACGAATTGGCGGGATGTTTTGTTGCAGGAGGTGTCATTTAGGAACGTTCGGTTGTGTTCCTAAATGATGCCTCACCCATCGCAACAATCTCCTGCCGATTCGAGCATAGCGGTCAAGTTTAATGAAGATGCGTTGGCCTTGATTCAGTTTCAGACGCTCCCGAAGCTTCTGGGATCGTTATATTTCAGCATCGTAGTGTGGGTTGAGGGTTGTAGAGGAAATCCCTATCAGTGCCCAGTTAAGGGTACTGATGGGTTGACCGGATCGACTGTAGTTTCGGCTGGGCAGTGTCCCAGAGATTGCCGGAGGCGATCACAGTTTAGGCGAGTCTATGCTGTTAGATAAAATAGAGGATCAGGTGCTCAGAAACCTATAGGACGACATCACGAACATGAGAAGAGAAATCAGTCGAATCGGCAGTTTGGTTCGATTGATTGCACGGAACGAGCGTATCTCTTCTCTTGCTCGTCAAGATGTCGGGTAACACGCGTGTTGCTTTCTGAGCATCTGATCTACCGCGACGAGCTTACCCAGAGATTGTGTTCGGGGCCTTGCCCCGGAGACGATCACAGTTGGGGTCGGGAGAGAAATAGTTCGAGCATGCGCGGTGGCGCAGAGCGAGATCAATGTAGTTAGTGGGGGGGGTAGCCATGCCCAGTACCCCGGACCCCCCCGGATGGAGGTGGGGCTGTACCATTGTTAATAACACTGTTTCGTACACCCGATATGCAAATTTTGAACTTATGACACCTTTCTGCACTCTCCATCACTCTGTTATGGATGGCACCATAATACCTAACTTAGTTATCTAAGTTGTTATTAGATTAGATTACTAGTATAGGTATCTAAGACTAGATAACTAAGACTAGATTATCTATATAGATAATAGGAGGTCTTTTTTGGAGCTGGTGAATGCCCGACGATTTGTTTCATGTTTTGGCCAAAGCGATAGATTCCTATCGTGCGGCGAATGTTCGTGGAAGAAATTACACCGTTCGCGGGTATACCGCAGAGAGTCTCGTAGACTCCTTTCCGGGTTTTTACAATATGCAAGGCAACGGAAAGGTTATTTTCGTGGGTGAAAGTGTAAATGAGATTTTGGAAAATTATCTCCAGGGTTTAGGTTATGAGCGCAATAGTAAAATTTGGTATAGGCTTGCTAGAGACGTTATCGAATTAGCGAAGGATGAATATGGTTTCGACGAAAAGACTGAGAGTGGGGAGTGACCCCGAAATCCAACTTCGCAAAATGCTACCGTCCGAAAAGTTACGGCTGTACGGGCACTTGCTTATGGTTTCTCAGCGTTACAGTGTGAAACATCGACATGATGATGCGGATGAACTCCGCAAGGAAGCAGAGCAGATTCTAATTCATTTTCAGAAGACATTGGATTGATGTTGGATGTAGCCACGATTACAAAGCAGTTGAGTACACTTCCTGCCGATAAGCAGAAAGAAGTTCTCATACTTCTGAATGAATTGTCCGACGCAAAAATCAGAAGTGCCGCCCAGGGCGACTTTCTAGATTTTGTCAGAGAAGTCTGGCCTGCCTTCATTGAAGGAAGCCATCACAAGATCATGGCTGATGCTTTCAATCGTATCACGGACGGGAGTCTCAAGCGTTTGATCGTGAATATGCCCCCACGGCATACCAAATCGGAATTCGCATCTCATTTGTTTCCGGCATGGTATCTGGGTAGGTATCCAGACAGAAAGGTCATTCAAACCGCTCACACCGCAGAGCTTGCAGTAGGGTTCGGTCGTAAAGTTCGTAACCTTGTTGGATCTGGCGACTATCGAAAGATATTTCCAGATGTATCTCTGAGTGTTGACTCAAAAGCTGCTGGACGCTGGAACACGAACAAGGACGGAGAATACTTTGCTATCGGTGTCGGCGGTGCGGTCACTGGTAAGGGTGCGGATATTCTTATCGTAGACGATCCTCATTCGGAGCAGGAGGCAGCCCTCAATGATCCATCCGTCTATGATAAAACTTATGAGTGGTATACGTCCGGTCCACGGCAGAGGCTACAGCCCGGCGGAGCGATTTGCCTCGTTATGACGCGCTGGTCGAAAAAAGATTTGACCGGAAGCATTCTCAAGGCATCTATAGAAAGGGGTGGTGCGGACGAGTCTTCCTATTGGTAAGTGGAGTGCCCAGTATCAGCAAGATCCCAGTTCGGAAGAAGGTGCTCTTATCAAAAGGGAGTGGTGGCAGGAGTGGAAAGAAAAAAAACCGCCAGATTGTGATTTTGTGATTCAGTCGTGGGATACCGCATTTCTGGCAAAGGAAACCGCTGATTACAGCGCATGTACGACATGGGGGGTATTTACTACGGAGGACGGTGTATCCAATATCATTCTTCTGGATGCGTTACAGGAGCGTCTGGAGTTTCCAGATCTGAAAATCCGAGCGATGGAAATGTACAAGGAATACAAACCTGATGCGTTTATCGTGGAGGCGAAGGCGGCGGGGAGTCCGTTGATCTTTGAATTGCGGCGTATGGGAATTCCGGTAGGTGAGTACGTTCCCAGCAGGGGCAACGATAAGATTGCTCTTCCGGGCATGTATGGGCACCCAAAAAAAGATGGGCCGAGTTGGTGATCGAAGAGTTCGCCGCCTTTCCTACCGGGGACTATGATGATCTGGTAGACTCCTCTACACAGGCTCTTTTACGTTTTAGGCATGGTGGTTTTATCTCCATAGATAGTGATGAGCCGATGGGCGACCTGCTGCCGATGCGTAAGGCAGACTACTACTGATTGTTGACCTTGGGGTTATAGTATTTCATTGTGTGTGCTTCATATTATGAGAGGGATAATCCGTGGCAGTAGATAAATCGCTGGAATCTCTTTTCGGCCAAGACGATTTTGATATGGGTCCAGAGGGGCTCATGGTTGCAGAAGGGGAGATGGATTTACCGGAATCCCTGGTAACCGAACTGGACGACGGCGGCGTTGAAATTGATTTTGATCCGATGGCCGATGAGCGTTCCATGGGCGAGACATTCGATTCGAATCTTGCGGAGCATATCGAAGACGACGAACTACGCACCATTGCTCTGGATCTTATCTCCAAGTTCGATGCAGATAAAAGTAGTAGATCGTCCTGGGAGCAGACTTATGAACAGGGGTTGAGCCAGCTAGGGCTGGAGATAGAAGACCGCACAACACCGTGGGCTGGAGCATGTGGCGTGTTCCACCCGATGCTGTCCGAGGCGGTAGTGAGATTCCAGAGTCAGACGATTCAGGAAATCATGCCAGCCCAGGGTCCGGTCAAGACTCAGATATGGGGCACCTTCACCCCCGAAAGAGATAAGCAGGCGAAGCGGGTTCAGCAGTATCTGAACTATCAGCTTCTCGAAGTTATGACCGAGTACAGGTCCGAAACCGAGAAGCTTCTTTTCAGTTTACCGCTGGCTGGCTCTGCATTTCGTAAAATCTATTTTGATCCATCCCTGGGCAGACCTACTTCGATGTTTGTTCCGGCGGAGGATTTTGTCGTTGCGTACAACGAAGCGGACCTGGAACAGGCCGAGAGATACACGCATGTGATGAATCGGAGTACCAATCAAATAAAGAAGCTTCAGGTAAGCGGGTTTTATCGTGATATAGAACTCACGCCCTCCTATGTCGAAGATAATATAGTAACAGATAAATATTTAGAGATTGGAGGCGTGAAGCCGTCTTGGGACAAGGACGAACGCCATCAGCTTTTGGAGATGCACATTGATCTGGATTTACCTGGATTTGAAAGTGAGGACGAGATTGCGCTTCCCTATGTAATTACGATAGACAAGGGAAATAGTACGGTTCTATCCATATACAGAAACTGGGGCGAGGACGATCCACATAGGGTCAAGAAACAGCACTTCGTCCATTATGGATACGTTCCCGGCATCGGATTCTACAACCTTGGGCTGATCCACATGATCGGTGGATTGGCCAAGTCTGCCACAAGCTTGCTACGACAATTGGTCGATGCAGGTACACTTTCCAATCTGCCCGGAGGGCTGAAGACCCGTGGACTCAGAATCAAGGGTGACGACACGCCTATCATGCCAGGAGAATTCAGGGATGTCGATGTCCCCGGTGGCGCGATTCGCGACAATATCACCTTCCTTCCTTATAAGGAACCTTCTTCGGTCCTTTATCAGTTATTGGGTAATATCGTGGAGGAAGGCCGACGCTTTGCGTCAATGGCTGATCTCAAGGTAGCAGACATGAACCAAGATGCTCCCGTTGGGACTACTCTTGCGATCATGGAGCGGG